AGAAATTCTATCATCTTTAATTAATGATTCTACAATGTCATTTTTAATTTTAGATCTATTAATTTCAAAACCTTTAGGCATAATGACAGGCCCATGTATCAGAGATATTTCTGATAGTGTTATTTTTTGCATATATATATTATACACTCCTATTAAAAAAAGTCAATATTAAAGGGGTATATTTATATATTAAAGCTCTGTTTTGTCCCAACTTTGGCCAGATTCATTCCAAATATATCTGTGAGTAAGCTGCTCAGCTTCAGATAATTCTGGTGCATCACCTATTGGTGATTGCCATCTAGCTTCTGCCGTAATAAGAACCCAACTTGGATAAGGTTTTGGTGGTAAGAACAAATCATTGTCCTCATCATAAGTCATACCTATACCTGCGTAATTACCTCTTAAAGGTGTTCCGCCTAATTTGTGCTGTCCAGCTGCTGTATTATAAGATGTTTTTTTCCAAAGAGGCCAGTTATGAATTCTTTCCAAGAACTGTCTTCCTACTTCCTCATCTTCAATACCATCAGCATTTTGACAATCAGCATCAGCTACAACTTCTACGCTTATAACTTTACTGTTGATTCCTAGTTTTGCATAATGTGCCATTGTTTTTTCTCCTCTGTGTTAAATTAATTTTGATATTTGTATCTTATTACAACTATTCCTGATCCACCAGCTGCTTGTCCACTTGAAGAAGAACCATAACCAGCTCCTCCACCTCCGCCACCAGTATTAGTTCCTCCTGCTGTTCCATTCGTACTTGGACCATAACCACCATTTCCTCCACCACCAGTTCCGCCTGTTGCACCACAAGATCTTGGCTGACCTGATCCACCACCTCCACCACCTGCATAAGCTGTTGGAGAAGCCGTAATAACAGTAGTAGCACCAGCACCACCATTACCACCTTTTGCACAAGTTCCTGGAGTCGGTGCACCTACACCACCAGTTCCACCTGCTGCAGTTGCTCCTCCGCCACCGCCTGAACCTGTATTATCTACTGCTGAACCTGCACCACCATTATTTCCTTGAGGAGGACTAACGGGTGGGGTATTTCCTGAACCACCATCTGTTTGAGCAGGATTTGATGCTCTGTGACCACCTCCACCACCAGATCCTCCTGGTACTCCATCTCCTTGACCTGTTGGATATGGACTATTAAAATTTGCACCTCCACCACCTGCTGAAGTTATACTTGAAAAAATTGAATTTGATCCACTAGCTGCAATTGATGGAGAACAACCACCAGCAGCTCCTCCAGCACCAACTGTTATTGGAAAAGTTGCGGCTGAAACTGATAAACCTTCACCAGCATCTAATGGACTTGCTGTATAAGGATCTGACGTGCACTTGGCTTCTCTAAATCCTCCTGCTCCACCGCCACCACCAGCTGATCTTGAACCACCGCCACCTCCAGCTACAACCATATAAGAAACTTTATCTCCACCACCTTTTGCATTTCCAACTGAATTTACTACAAAATTTGCACTACTAGTAAACGTATGAATTTTATAATCACCTGAAGTGGTTACTGTTCCACCTGAAGCACAAATATAAGTAGCTGTTACATCACCATCAGAACCACAGTTAAAAACCTTCCAACCTTCTGTGCCATCAACATAAATAAGTTGAGTCCCTGCATTATTTTGATCAAGTGAAAAACATGCACAAGCACCTCTAATTTTAGAACTATTTCTACCAATAGTTATTGCATTAGAACCTGCTGTACCTGTGTAATCTTTTACAGCTACAATATCACCAGCTGATGGACTCGCTGGTAAAGTTACTGTTATAGCTCCACTAGTTGTATTTATAAAATAACCTTTACCACTTTCAGCTGTTAATGGTGAAGTTTTAGCAGTTGTACACCAGTTAACTGTTCCTGTTCTTCCGAAACCAGTTTGACTAGCACCACATGCTAACGCTATTGTTTTTCCTGATTCACCTAATGTTACGGTGCTTCCTGATCTTGTTGTAATTGTATTTACTTTAATTGTGCTCATGTGTTATCCTTGATATTTGTATCTAATCATTACTACTCCTGATCCACCATTAGCTCCTCTACAATCAGGTGCACAGGCTGCTTTTCTTCCACCACCTCCACCACCAGTGTTAGTTGCTCCTGCTGTTGATCCTCTACTTGCTTGACCACTTGGACCTGGCATATTAGATGGCGTTCCACCATTTCCACCTCCACCTGCTCCACCACCATTCATTTCAGGTAATGGTAATGCATTATAAGCACCAGCACCTCCGCCTCCGCCTCCTCCACCAGCGAAGTATCTTGTATCACTAACTGGACCTGAGTCACCATAACTAGGAGCTGTTGGTCCTAACATTGAAGTTGAAATATAACTGCCAGCACCACCAAGACCTCCACCAGCATCTGTTAAAATATAAGCTGTTCCACCTGCAGTTCCTGAAACTGGGCCATCATCAGCGTCACCGCCAGCAGCTCCAGCTCCACCACCGCCTCCTCCACCAGAAGATATTGCTCCTCTATGAAAACCTGCACCTCCGTTATTTCCTTGAGGTGGAGATACAGGAGGAGTATTTCCTGCTGATCCTGGAGTAAATAAAGATGGTGATCCTGAAGGTGCTGAGTTAGGTTGTCCTGGAGCTGGCGTTCCACCACCACCTCCTGATCCACCTGTCCCAGCTGCAGTGGTTACACCATAAGGTTCACCCCCACCGCCACCTGCTGAAGTAATTGTACTAAAAACTGATTGTCCACCTTGAGTACCTGTTCCTGGAGAACAAGTTCCTGCACCTGCTGCACCAACTGTAATTGGATAAGAGGCTGCTGAAACTGTAATTCCAGTGCTAACTGCTAAAGGTGAAGTTTGTGGAGCTGGCATACAAGTGTCATTTGACATTCTAAAACCTCCTGCTCCTCCTCCACCACCAGAAGATTTTCCACCTCCTCCTCCGCCAGCTACTACCATATAATCTACAACATTATCTGCTGAACAACTTGCAACAGAACATACTACAAAATTTGAACTACTTGTAAATATATGTGTTTTATAATTACCACATGTAACAGTTGTTCCACCAGTTGCTACCATAAAAGCATTTCCTATTACAGTAGCAGTTGAATCGTGAATTGCTCTCCAACCTTTTGTTGAATCTACATAAATTAAAGTTACAGATTGATCTTCTGTATTTAGTCTAGCAGTGTCTGCTACACCATTTATTTTTGAACTATTATTACAAAGTATTACGTTATTTGAATCCCAGGTGTTAGCATAATCTTTAAATGCAACAATATCACCAGCAGATGGTGAACTTGGAAGAGTTACTGTTATAGTTCCAGATGTTGTATTTAAAAAATATCCTTTACCATTTACAGCAGTAAATGCTCCTGGTGAATTTGTTTTAACCGTTGTACACCAATCAACTGTTCCTGTTCTACCAAAACCTGTTTGTGATGCTCCTGATGCTAATGCAACAGTTTTACCACTTGCACCTAATGTTATTGTAGAACTACACTTTGCTACAAGTGAACTTCCACATGAATCTTGAATTGTATTTACTTTAATTGTACTTGTCATATGTTACCTAATTAATTTTGATATTTATATCTTATTACAACTACTCCTGATCCGCCAGCTCCTCCTGTTGTTTGAGGGCCAGTTGATCCTGATGAACCGCCTCCACCTCCACCAGTATTTGCTGTTCCTGCAGCTGCGTTTGCCCCACAACCTGCACCAACTCCTCCACCTCCAGTGCCTGCAGCACCTTTAGTATTTGGGCCAGGTGTTGCACCACCTCCACCACCTCCAGCTCTTGCTACTGCTGAACCTGTTATAGAAGAAGTTGCACCTGCACCTCCTGCAC